AGTTCGAGGGTGGCGGGGTAATATTTTTCCAAACCCGCGGTGATGATACGGCGCGTGGTATTACGAAAATTTCGTGTGTTGTCTATGATGAGGCCTATAACTTGACTGATGGTTCGGTGGCGGCTATTAACTTCACTACCCAGGCCGCGGATGATCCGCAGTTTTTCTACATTACCTCAGCTGTTCATAAGGCTTTCAAAGCCCACCAGGATGGTAGGGTTATTTCGGCAATGAGGCGACAGGCGTTGGCGGGGCCTGACCCTGTTGACCCTATCTACCTGGCTGAATACCGGGCGCCCGGTGATGCGCAGCCCGATGCCGAGGAGACATGGATTCAGGCGAACCCGTCCTACGGGTTCATCATGGATGAGACGAAGATTAGAAAACAAATGAAACGACTCAACACTGAGATTGGTAGGATCAATTTTGGTGTCGAATGCTTGGGTTGGGGCGACTGGTTCAATGATGAAGATGATGAGGATTTTAAACCAATTATTGATTATTCCGATTGGGAAGCTGCTGCAGTGGTTGATCCCGTACTGTGTAGTGTCGGGGCTGTGTCTGCTGTTGGCATTGATGTTGACTTGGGGGCTGTTGGCTGTGCGCTTGTGAGCGCGGAGAAAATGGCTGATGGGAGATGGTTTTTGTCTCTTGCCCCCCGTGATGAGTTTGACCGTGTGGGTGTTGTTGCCGATATTGAGCGGGTGATTGGGCTTCGTGACCCGATTGGGTTTGCTTATGACCAGAAGGGTGTTGCGGAGACTTGCACGGCACTGTTTGAGCAGCGGGGTTTGGAGCCAACCAGGTTTAATAAAACCGAGGTTTCTAAGGCTTATATGTTGTTTATGCAATTGTGGCGTGATGGGAAGATCAAGCATGATGGTTCACCACGGTGGGTTGACGCGTTGTCGGTGGTTTCTGAGAGGGATATTCAGGATTCGGGTAAGGCGTTGAAGCGGAATAATCCGGCCGGGTGTCCCATCATTGCTGCGTCGTTTGCGTTGTTGTTGGCTGCGGATTATAAGCCGGCTGAGGTTGATGTTCGGCGTGCGCCTAGGGTTTCGATGCGTATTTCGCGTAAGCGTCGTGGTTTGTGATTTTGGCCACGCCACAGTTTGCCGTGTAGCCGCCTATCTAGGCATGGCCTATGCGATTGCCCATTCTTGATGTTCACCCCGCCTACGGGGCTGCTACATGGCTTAAACGGCGTTTGCCCTGGTGGGCATGTTTACTACTTGAAAGGTTAACGAAAAGACAATGGGGTTACGAAAATTCTTTGCAAAGTTCAAGCCGAAACGAACTAAGGAAATCGGCACCGCCACCCCCACAGGGGGGTATCACGGGTACCAGCGGATGAACGACACGAACCATGATTTACGGTTCCCCCGTAACATCGCGGTTTATAATAAGATGCTTAAGGAAGATGAACAGGTGTCAATGGCGTACTCTGCCTGCACACTTCCAGTGCTTCGTGCCAAGTGGCACATTGATTCGAATGGTGCCGATCCTGAGGTTGTGAATCGGGTAGCGCAAGACCTGAAGCTACCTATCCTTGGCGTGGATTCGCCCCCGGTGACCAGGCTTTCTAGCGGGGTTTCGTGGCAAGAACATTTGCCCCAAGCACTCTTGGCGCTGGTGTTCGGCTTCGCATACTTCGAACAAGTATACGAACAAGACGAAACCGGTTGGCACCTGGTGAAACTCGCCCCCCGCTGGGCTGACACCATCTCAAAAATCAATGTGGATGAGAATGGCAACCTAGAATCCATTCAGCAAAAGAGTGTGCGATTAGAAGACGGCACCGACCTTGCCCCCGTGATTCCTGTTGATAGCCTGGTGGGGTATGTGTATCGCCCCACTAACAGTGACTGGATGGGCACAAGTATCTTGCGCCCCTGCTATCGACCTTGGCGGCTTAAGGATGAGTTGCAGCGGCTTCAATTAAAAACTCTTGAGAGAAACGGCATGGGCATACCCGTCTACGTGGCGTCGAAAGAAACCCTGCTGGGTCGCCCGGAGGATTTGCAAGACGAGATTGATAGGGGCCAAGAATTAGTTGAGGCTATCCGCGCCGATGATTTTGCAGGCGTGTCAATCCCCCCCGGCGCATCATTCGAGTTCAAAGGCGTTTCCGGCCAACTACCGGATGTGTCGGGCGCTATCAAATCATACAATGATGCTATCGCTAAAAGCGTGCTAGCACACTTCCTGAACCTTGACGATGGTGGTGGATCGTACGCTTTGGCGGATACGCAGTCATCGTTTTTCACACAGTCGTTGCAAACAATTGCGGACTGGGTTGCCTTGACTGCGCAAAAGTACATTGTTGAGGATTTGATAAGCCTAGCATTCCCCGACTACAAAGGCCCCGTGCCCCTCATCAACTGCGACCCCATCGCATCAAACAGCGAGTTGAAACCTGAGATGTGGCCTAACGCCGTTGCGGCAGGTCTGGTTGACCCCAACGACCCCGTGACCCGGAAATACTTTCACCGTAAAATGCAAATCCCTTGGTCCGGTGACACCGAAACTAATAATATTGACGACAATGGGGATAACGTTTTGTTGTAGTATGTTATAATATTCCGCATGAATGAATGGAATTTCTTTTCTGACATTTCCGACTGGGATATTGACCTGGGGGGATTCCGTGAGTTCATCAACCAAGCCACCGAGGAACCATTAATAATTAATATTAATTCCTACGGTGGTGACGCAATGCTTGGTATCGCCATCGCTAATATTATTCGCAGTAGTGAAAATAGTACGGTGGCGAATATTTGGGGTATCGCAGCGTCGGCGGCTAGTGTGATAGCGGTGGCGTGTGACCGTGTTGTTATGCAACCGTCTGCAACCCTCATGATCCATGACGCTTGGGCATGGGATGGTGGGGGCACTATCCCTGAGCTTGATTCCACCCGTGAACAACTGGATCAGTTATCGAATCAGATTGCTGATATTTATGTTTCTAAGGCTGGTGGGTCGCGTGAGCAGTGGCGTGAGTTGATGGGTGCGGAAACTTTCTATACTGGCCAGGCGGCTGTTGAGGCGGGTTTAGCCGATGAGGTTGTCGAGCCTGCTAGTGGTGATGGTGCGGAAAATAAGAGTTTGCGTAAAATTGTTAACATGCATAAACACATGTTTGCAGCTAAGCTGCGCGAGCATGCTGTTAATGCTGATGATGGTTCCGAAAATGAGGATGTTATGGAGCTGAAAGACCAGCTTATCAAAATTTTAGAATTAGATGATACCGCCACCGATGATGATATCATCGAGGCCGTGCAAAAGCTTGTAGACGATGGTGCGGATAAAGAAGAAACCACTAAGAGTGACGAGCCGGAAGAGTCGAAGCCTGCCGAAAACTCTTTGCCCAAGGGCATGGTTGCCGTTGACGAATACACCCTGTCTGAGCTGCGTAAAAGCGCCGACGCTTTGAATAAGATGAGCGAGGAAGCACGGCGTAATGAGGTTGTGAACCTTGTGGATGAGGCTATCAATTCGGGCCGCATTTCAGCTAATGGCAAGGATGCTTGGGTTAACTCCCTGTTGCATGATTTTGAGGGCGGTAAGGTGTTGCTTGAGAATCTCACCCAGTCTACCCCGGTGAAGCGTGCTGCTGTCCGTGGCTATGAGAATAAGGGCAAGTCACAGGTTTTGCGTTCCGGCCTGAAGGTTCGGCAGATTTTCTAATAGGAAGATTGAATATAGATGACTAATCAGATTTTGACCGGTAACGCTTCTTTCAAGGCGGCTGCTAACGTTTTGGGCTACCGGTGTGTTAAACTCACTGGTAGCGGTGTTGAGCATGCGGGTGCCAGTGATGATGTGTATGGTGTTGCGATTCAGAACGCCTATAAAACCCCGGTTGTGACCATTGGCCAGACCGACCGTGTGACCGTCGTGACCTCCCCAGCGATTATTAATATTGCCTGTGATAACCCGGATGATTTGCAGGTTGGGGATAAGGTGAATGCGGCCGCGGATGGTAAGGTGGCTAAGGCCGGTACGAAGCCGGTTGGTTTCGTGGTGCGTAAGGGCCGTAAGCATGTGTCGGTGCGGCTAGTGACCCCACTGGCCTGATAAGAAGAAGGTGAGAAAATGGCTTTTATTCTAGGTGAAAACAGTGGCGGTTCCTACACGGTGTCCGACTATGTGGACGAACCGGAGCTGATTGTTGATGAGATTGTGAGCATTCAGGATGCTGCTATCGAAAACGTGTTTTATTCTGATGATGGTGAAACCACTGCTAGTGCGATCATTTTCAAGCAGCGCGTAACCCCGTTCCTGTCCGAAGACCCGCATGAGGTTGCGGAGTTTGAGGAAATCCCCACCGCCGATATTCGTGTCGGTGATGATAAGGTGGAGAAGGCGTTTAAGATTGCGGAGGGTTTGCGTGTTTCTTATGAAATGATTAAGGACAACCGCATCGACCTGCTGTCGCGTGGTGTTGAGCAGCTAGCCAATGGCTTCTTGTATGCTAGTGCACGCCAGGGCCTTGATCGGGTGAAGGCGGCTACTGATGAGCATAGCCAGGTTGTGACTGCTAGTGTGCCGTGGTCCACTGTAACCGCGGAGATTGGGCAGGATGTTTTGCGTGCCTGCGCAATGGTCTCATCTGCCCTTATTGATGGTGATGTGGATGATGAGCGCAAGGCAGCCCTGGGCTACACCCCCGACACTCTGGTGATGCACCCCTCGGTGTGGTACAACATCATCGGCAATAAAACTATCCAAGCTGCGTTTATTGGCGCTAACTCTGGGGACAACCCGTATTTTAAGGGTTTCCAACCGTATAAGCCGTGGGGTTTGGATGTTGCCGTAAGCCAGTATGTTGACCCGAAGCAGGTGTTTGTTTTGCAGGCCAAGAAGCCGGGTGGTAAGAAATTCTTAGACCGTCCACAGGTCACCCCCCTGTACTCGCCCTATGGTGATAGTAGTATTGGTGGCGCAACCATGGAGTACCGGGCTGATATTATGGAGCGTTCGATTCGTGCCCTGTATGATCCTAAGGCTGTTGCGCGGATTCAGGTGGGCTAATCATTATGAGGATTCGCCTAAAGATTGGGATTTGGTGGCAGCCCACGGATGATGGTGGTGAGGTGTTGCGTAAGCGTGGTGATGTGTTTGATGCTCACCCGCTTGATGCGGCCCGGCTGATTAGTTCGGGTGTGGCGGAGGATGCTAACGTCAAGCATGACAAGGTTGAGGCTATCAATCTGGGCTTGCCTGAGGTTCCGCCAGTCGATGACGATAACCCGAACGATGACAATAGTGACCCCACCGATGACAGTAAACGCCCTGCACAAGCCGCCAAGGTTGAATTGTGGCGGCAATACGTTGCCAGCCTCGGGGCTAGTGAGAAAGACATTAAAGGTTTGACCAAGCCTGAGCTTATTGCTATGGCCGATAAGCTTAGCTGATAGGAAGGTGGCGGGGTGGAAAAGTTATCGGTTGATGATATTGGGGTGATGATGCCCCGCCCCTTCCTGCCGGGGGAGAAAGATAGGTGCCGTGCCCTGATTGATTTGGCTTATGAGAGGATCGAGTTTGAGTTTGCTAGGCGTGGCCTGGTGCTTGCTGATGAGATCGTTTCTAAGCCTTGGCTTGTGACCGCGGTAAAAATTGTTGTGCGCACAATGGTTGTAGAATCGTTGCTAACCGGCGTGAACATTAACATGGTGAGCGTGTCGTCAACCACGGGGGAACAATCCGACAGCGCAACCTTTGCAAAAACCGGGACCGAGGGGTTCGGTGGCGTGTTTCTTACCGAAAGGATGCTGCATGTTTTGGGGCTGCTACATATTCGCCCTCGCTATCGTGGAGGGGATGTTGTACCATTCCCGGAAAGCCGGAGGGTGAACCTGTGGAGCGGGTAAGAATTTTTGACCCACCCGAGATAGGGTATGACGGTTCGATTATCCACAGCGCTAACTACACCGAGGTGCTGGGTATCCCACAGTATGATACTGGCAGTGAGATTCAGCACAAGGATTATGGGTCAACAGCACAGCGTCTTAGGGTTTTCTTACCCGCGGGGTTGCCTATTGGCCCGAATCATGAGCTTGAAATCCGTGGGGTCAAGTACAAGATTTTGCATGCCCCATTCGATTGGGCTATAGGTCGCACCCCATGGTTCGGTCGGCATAGTCCGATGATTGAGGTCATGTGTGAAAGGCGTGATGTTGATGGCTGATAAATTCGCGTTCCGTTTGGATAGTGACGCTATCAATGCGATGCTGCGTGAAAACTTCATGAGCGTGGTTGAGGCTAAGGCAGCGGAGGTTGCGGCTAACGCCCGGGGTATTGCGAACCCAAAAATGCCGGTTGAATCTAGAAGTGAGGTCAATAAATCAGGCAGGCCTGTTGGCCTGGTGACGATCATGCACGCTGGTGGTTTGAACTCGCAAGCGAAGCATGGGACCCTGACCAAAGCGGCAACCGCGGCGGGGCTTGATTTGAAACGCTATGGGGGTGCAAAGTAAATGCTGGAGAAGGATAAACGCCTGTTCATGTCACAGGACGCCACCGCCAAGGTGCGTGAGTTTCTGGCGCAAAACGATGTGTTCAAAAAGCGCACATCAGCAATGCTGCCCCTCAAATACTCGCCCCAGAAAAACGGTTGGCATGTCACTGTCCAGTCCGATGGGATCATTTCCGGCGGTAAGGGTTTCACCGTTGAAGTGGTGCGCGTCACAGTGCATTCATACGATATGCCTTCCGCAACCCGCATCATGCGCGCAATCGACGCAGGCCTAATCTCATTCGGGGGAAGGTGGAAACTAGGGGTGCAAGCCTCAACAAACATCATCACCACACCGGATAGTAAACTTGGGGGATATGTTTCTTCCGCAACATACAATATTTTCGTGAATAGGATTACGTTATGAGCATTAAGCAACGCGACCCGCAAAACGTGAAAACGATCACAGATGCGGTGGTGTACATCAGTTATGCTGATGATCCGAAGGTGAGTAAGAATGGTGTGCTGGATCACACTTGGATGACTTTGGGTATTCTTAAGGATGACCAAGAAATTGACTTGAACCGGGCGATGGAGATTCAGGAAACCAAGGGCCTGGGTATGGGCACGGTGGCTGTTACTGGTAAGCCGGGTTCGGTGGTTCTTAAGGTTTTGGTTCTTGAAGAGAATGATGCTGTGCAATCCGTGCTGTGGCCGGACCGAACAAGGGGCACTACGCTTTCGAAGCGGATTGATGGGGCTGAGATTCTTTTGCACAGCGCTAAGCTGGCACGGCCGTTCGTGGCCGTGGAGTATGAGTTTAACGACGGCTCCCACCGTATTCTGGCGTCCCGCACCCGTACCGCGGCTAAGGGCGAGAATCTGAGCAAGGGCCAAGAAGCTTCCGGTACCGAGATTGAAATCAACGTACTACCGGATACGTTCAAGGCGGTGTTTGAGAAGCTGGACTTTGTGCCTGATGAGAAGCAAGAAATCATTGACCTTGAGCGGTTCACTAACACCTTGCCGAAGGCTGAGAAGATTGTTAAGCTTCCCGCGGCTGCTACTGGTGGTACTTGGAATCTGCGTATCAACTACAATGAAACCAAGGAACTGGCACATGATGCTACCGCGGACAAGGTTCAGGAAGCTTTGCGTGAGATTGCGGGCGGTGAGGAAGCAGTTGTTTCTGGCGCCAAGGCCGCAGGCTTCACGGTTAAGAGCTTCGAGGGTATCCTTGCTGCTGTCAGCCACCTTGAAGGCACGACTGACCAGATCACGGTTGAGGACACACCGTAAAAACTGTCACTGTGACATTAATGGGTGATGTAAATACACCACCATTAGTGTCACAGTGATGATAAAAACATGGGGTTCAGGGGCGCACCCAACACCAAGACGCCCCCAATTTTCAACATTTCAATAACTACCTATAGGAAGGTTCACCCCAATGAGCGCAACCCAAAAAGAAGCTGTGGAAGAAACCACCACCGTCGAAATCACCGCAACCCTACGCGGCCAAGAAGTAACCGTCACAATCCCCGCCACCCTCGAAGACATGAGCCTAGACGCCTATGATTCCTTCTGCGATAAACCTGTGGCCGTGTACCGGGATATTCTTTCCCCGGAGGATTGGGGCAAGATCAAGGCAACCGGCGCAACTTTGCGTGATTTTCAGAAGCATGTTGTTCCCCTCATTGATAAGGAATGGGGCTTGGCGGGAAAATAGAATTACTCCCCTACATTCGTGAGCATGAAGACCTTATAGAGCAGGACCTTGCTTTTATGGGTATTGACTATCGTGATTTTTGGCGGCCCAAAGGCGGCAAGTCACGGCTCACCCTGAGGCGGCTATTGGTGCTGGTAGACGGCTTGGATCGTACCCGGTCTAGGTTTTGGTCGGAAATATTGGATATTGATAGGCTATCAATCGAGGGCTATATTCTTGCCGATATTTTCGCTGCTATCACTTCTGGTGAGCGTCACCCCATGGCGACAATGCGTGAGGGGGCCAGGAAGCAGAAAGCCTTAGAGGAACGTAAGGAACGCTATTTCAGGATCAAGGCTGAGCGTGAACGCAAACTTGCGCTGGCGAAGGGGATAACTTAACAAAACATTTTGCGGGTCAGGCCACTGGTTTGACCCGTCTTTTTTAATACTTTTATTATCATTAGTGAGGTTACCATGTCAGCTATCGGCTATGCTTCTCTACCGATCACGGTGTCTTTGCGGGGCATGAATGCGGCTATCAAAAAGCATCTAGAGGATCCTGTGAATAGTGCTGCAACAAAAGCGGGGAAGAAGATTCAAACCGAGCTCACTCTTGGTATTGATGGTTCCGCTAAGGCGTTTGAGCAGGCAAAACGCCGTGAAGCACAAGCTCAGGAAAAAGTCAACCAGGCTATGCAAAAAACTGAGCAGGCACAGGCGAAGGTTGAGACGAGCACGAAGAAGCTTGAGGCTGCGGAGAAGAACCTGGAATCGGTGCGTGTCTCACAGAATGCTAAGGTTCAGGATGCGGAGGCGAAGCTACAAACCCTACGTGAAAGCAGTACCGCTACTACGGAGCAGTTGGAGTCTGCGGAACGCAAGTTGGATGCGGCTAGGGCGAATCAGGATGCGAAGATTGCCCAGGCGGAAGCGAAGGTTTCCGCAGCTAGGCAGCAACAATTAGGGTCCGTGAGTGCGCTTGAGGGTGCGGAGACCGCGCTTTCTAATGCCCGGGGTAGGGCTAGTGACGCTGCTGATAATGTGGCGGCAGCACAGCGCCGTATGGCTGATGCGTCTGATGTGGGTTCCGCAAAAATGCAATCTTTGGGGGCCACGTTTGATAGCGTGGCAGGCCAAGGGGCGGGCCTGTTTGGCCAGTTGGGGAAAGTGTCTGGCCTGTTGGCTGCTGGTTTGGGGCTTGCTGGTGGCGTGGGTTTCCTGAGCGAGGCCATTAAGGAAGGCCGGGAATTTGATGGTGTGCTAGGGTCGCTTGGTGCTGTGACGGGTTCCACTGCGGAGCAGTTGGCGAAGGTTAAGCAGCATGCTAAGGATTTGGGTAATGACGAGTCTTTGGCTGGTACTTCCGCGGCGTCGGCGGCTGACGCTATGCTTGCCTTGGCTAAGGGTGGCATGGATGTTTCACAGGCTATGGATGCGGCTAAGGGCTCGATCCAGCTTGCTGGGGCTGCCCAGATTAGTGCTGGTGACGCCGCGGATTTGCAGGTTGCGGCACTGAATAGTTTCCATTTGGCTGCGGATCAGGCTACACGTGTTGCGGATGTTCTTGCAAACACCGCAAACAACACTGCAACCACGGTCACGGACCTTGGCGAGGCGTTGAAAATGGCTGCGCCGACCGCGGCAACCCTGGGTGTTTCCTTAGAAGACACCAACACATACATTGGCTTGTTTGCGAACCAGGGTGTCAAGGGCACCATGGCCGGTACCGCCATGCGTTCCGCTCTGCTATCTCTCACATCGCCTTCTAAGCAAGCAGCAAAAGCCCTAGAAAACATGGGTATCCAGGCTTTCGATGCCGATGGTAAGTTCGTTGGGCTGAGAGAAATTACAATACAGTTGCATGATGCGCAAGAGCGCATGGGGGAGTCCGCTTTCCTTGCCGAAGCATCAACAGCGTTCGGGCGCGAGGCTGTGTCGTTCGCCACCACCGCGGCTAGTAGTGGTGTTGAAGCGTTTGATAACCTGCGTGGAAAAATGGATGCTGTTGGCACCGCAGGCGAGACAGCGGGGGCGAAACTTGGTGGCCTGAATGGTGCCATGGAGCGCTGGGATAATGCCTTGTCAGACGCTAAATTGCGCATCTATGAGGTGATCGCACCGCATCTTGAAGTGTGGATGGATCAATTAGGAAAATCTGTTGGTAGCGTTGCTGAAGCTTTCTCTAAAACAGTGGAGTGGATTCGTCAGCATAACGAACTGGTGGGCACTATCGCGGCTATGATTGGTGGCGTGATTGGGGCCTATACCATGCTGAAGGCGGTTCAGGCTGGTGTGTGGGCTGTTGGTGCTATCAGGAATTTCATGGTTTTACTTCAGGCGATGCCTGCCCTGCTAGCCGCACAGCGGGCCGGAACCTTGGCAGCCACAGCCGCTAACCTGGGATTGACAGGCAGTTTCACAGGGTTGAACGCGGTCATGGCCATGAACCCGTTCATTGCATTGGGCTTGGCTATTGCTGCCGTGGTTGCTGGCCTAGTGTATTTTTTCACCCAAACCGAAACTGGTAAACGCCTTTGGGGTGAGTTCACAGACTTTCTTAAGAATGCTTGGGAAGGCGTCAAGGAAGGCTTGGCTAATATTGGGCAGTGGTTTAGTGAGAAGTGGCAGGCAGCAACTGAAGGCTTGTCCTCACTGAAAGATAAGGTGACCAACACTTTTAACGAACTAGCGGGGCCCGTGAAAGACTTTGCTGGCAATGTTGGTACGTGGCTGAGTGAGGGTTGGGAAAACCTCAAAACCGGGGCCGGGGTGTTCAAGGACATCATCGGGGATGCTATTAGCAAAGGCTGGGAAAATGTTAAGGACATTTTCAGCGCAAGCATCGACACCGTGAAGGAAGTTTTTTCCGGCTTCTTCGTGGCCCTGGTAGATATCGTCACCGGTAATTGGGAGGATGTGCCTAAAGCGTTTGGCCGCATGTGGGATCACATTAAGGACATTTGGGGCGAGGCCGGGGAAAACATTAAGAATCGTTTCAACGAGTTTGCGGAGAACGTGAAAGGCAAGCTTGGGGCGTTCAAAGATGCGGCTGTGAATAAGATTAAGAACATGTGGGGGGACATTGTTCAAGGCTTCCATGCGGGTGTTGCTAAGGTTATTATCACGGTTACTGGCTGGAAGAATCAGTTTCTGACCCATCTTGCGGAGATGATTAGCAAGGGTTTGAAGTTTGCTTCGGAGTTCCCGGAGAAGCTTAAGAATTTCTTCGCTAAAGCGGGTGCGTGGCTGGTCAACGCTGGTATTAACATTTTCACCGGTTTGCTTAACGGCCTGCGTGAGGGCTTCGCTAAGGTCATGAACTGGCTGGATGAGAAGGTTTCCGCTATCCAGGACAAGGTTTCCAGTGTAGCATCTTCGGCGTTTAGTATCAACACTGAGGGGTCGCGTCACGCTAATGGGGGTATTGTTGGGTATGCTCGTGGCGGTTTGGCTTTTGCTAAGGGTGGTGAGAATCATACTGCGACGATTGCGGCGCCCGGGGAGTGGCGTGTGTGGGCTGAGCCTGAAACTGGTGGTGAGGCGTATATTCCGTTGGCCCCGGCTAAGCGTGCACGGTCTACCGCTATCCTGAGTAGGGTTGCTGATATTTTTGGTATGCGTTTGCAGGATAAGGCAACTGGTATGCCTGTGCAACCTACTTACACCGGGAATATTTATGGGGGCCAAAAGTTTGCCGAGGGTGGTGTTACCGGCCGTGACCTGGTAAGGTTTGCCCAGGGCTATTCTGTGAAGGGCTATCAGGCTTCCCGCCCGCTTGAGGGGGCACCGTATGTGTGGGGTGGTTCGAACTGGGGCGACTGTTCCGGCGCGATGAGCGCTTTCGCTGCCCTGGCTGCTGGCATAAACCCATTCCCCCGGAAGTTTGCTACCGGGAATCAGGGCGACTGGGGCGCTTCTCATGGTTTCCACAGGGGTGTTGGTGGCGCTAACACGTTCACCATGTGGTGGTTCAATGGCGGCCCGTGGGGTGGGCACACTGTTGGTAAAATCGACTATGGTTCCGGTAGTGTGTTTGTTGAAATGGGTGGCCAGCGGGGTAATGGCCAACTGGGGGGCATGGCCGGCGCTAACCTGTCCCAGTTCACTGATGCAATGTTTATTAGGTTGCGTGGTGGCGGCCCACAGTATTCTGCTGAAAAGTTCGAGGAAACCCTAGACCGTTTCGACGGCCTACCAGGCAAGATTGATGGCATCACCTATAGCCCCGATAGTGGTGGGTTCACCCTGGATTCGGGTGTCGCAACTACCCGTAGCGGGGATTCCACAGGTTCGGGTACCCCCGGCTGGGGGTCGGCTGCTGAGCTGCATAAGGCTTTGGCGAAGTTTTATGGCTTACAGGAAACTAAGAAGGGCACTGCGCTTACTGGTAGTGGCAACGAGTACACGGGTAGTGGGGTTGCTGGACCCAAAGAATTGGGTGACCCGCTAACGCTTGACCCCGATAAAGACGTGCCGTATGGCCAGGAGGGGAAGAAACATAGTGGTTGGGGCCATGATTATTTCGTTCACGAAATTTCCCGGCGCGCTAAGGACTTCTCACTTTCTTCTAAGGGTGCGATGATTGGTGTGGCTACCGCTTTGGTGGAGTCCGGCGACCCCCTGAAAATGTTTGCAAACGCTAAGGTTCCAGGATCGTTAGCGTTCCGTCACGATGCTGTGGGGTCGGATCATGATAGTGTTGGTTTGTTCCAGCAGCGCCAGGCTGGATGGGGCACGCTTGCCGAGCGCATGGACCCGTACAAGTCCGCTGGCTTGTTCTATAAGGCCATGTTATCGAAGTTCCCGGGGTGGGAGGCTATGTCACCAGGTGCTGTGGCGCAGGGTGTTCAGGTGTCCGCGTTCCCCACAAGGTACGCAACCAAGATGGATCGGGCGTTATCCCTGGTCAAGGGTACTGGTTTGTACGATAATGGCGGCTGGTTACCATCTGGTGGTATGGCGGTGAACCTTTCAGGCAAGCCGGAACGTGTGCTGACCCATCAAGAGTTTCTGGGCCTTGACCATTTGGCCAACTCGATTGATAGTTTGGTTAGTAAAATGGAACCCATTGTTGAACGCATCGGATCACAGTGGGAGGAACGACGTGCTGACTATGAGGGCGATTTTCTGGGCTCCGCGCAGATTGTTCAGGATGCTGAGCAGGGTTTGGCGGAAACCCGGCGCCAAGTGGTGGACAACACGAAAGCCGAGCAGGAAGCCTTAGAAGAGGTTGAGAAAGCCAGGAAGGAATACCAGGAAGCCGAAGCGAAAGGGGCGAAGGTTTCCACGGCGTCGGCTAGGAAGATTCAGGATGCTGAAACGGCACTGGCCCGTGCACGATCCTCAAAGGCCAAGAATAAGGCTGAGAAGATTGCTGATGCGGAGAAGCGTCTGGCTAGGGCACGTGAGGACGCCGCGGCTTCGATTGATAAATCCGATAATAAGAATGCTGAGGAACAGAAGAAAAAGCTTGAGGCTTTGAACAAAGCTGAGGATAAGCTTGCTAAGGTTCGTAAGCAAAACGGTGACGCCCTGAAGCAGATCGAGGTTGCGGAGCGCACTGTGATGGCGGCACGTATCCAGGCGGTACGTGATCTTATCACCGCGGCACAGACTGAACTTACCACCATGATTGGGGCGTTTGCCCTGGTAGCGGGGGTTGTTTCGGAAGCCCACGACACGGTGCAGAAAACCCGGAAGGAAGTTCGTAAGCTCAAGTATGATTTGACGCAGGCGATGTTTACCGCAACGCAGGCGGCTATCAACCTGAGGAATGCGGAGTTCAACCTTGCGCAGGTGCGTGCTACTGGTGCCGTGAATCAGGCGAAAGCGCTTGAGGCGTTGGACAAAGCAAGGCTTGAGGCGAACAAGCAAATGTACGACCAATTCGGTTTCGCTATTGATCGGTACATTGAGAAAGGCACCGGGGCGTGGGGCACGGTCGCGGGTGAGGCGCAACGCCGTACCAACCAGGTTCGGGCTGCGGAGTGGGAACTTCGCCGTGTACAAGCTGAGAATGCTCTTCAGCAGCACACTGCTATGATGCAGGCGAAGGATGCGGCTTTTGCGGCTGCTGAGGCTACTTTGAACCAGGCTAAGGCTGCTGAGCTGCTGAAACTGTCCACCCAAAAGTTGCAGGTGCAGGCGGCTAAACTGTATGGCCTAGACACCCCTGGCCTGTCTGGGGCGCAGAAGGGTTTGCAGGGTTTGCAGAAGGGCGCTAGCGGCCTGATGGGTGTGCTTGGCGGCCTGGTATCAGCTGGGCTTGGCTTCTACACTGGTAATATTGCTACCGGTGTGGGTGGTGCCCTGACTGCGATTAAGAGCATTGGTGATATTTTCACAGGGTTTCATGCACTCAAAGCCAACAAGGACGAGACCGGCAAGGTTTTCAAAGGCCTGTCGCTTGGTAAGAAATTGTCCTTAGGTTTGGCAACACTGCTTGGCGGGGCCGCCGCGGCTGGTGGCGCAGTGGCCGGTGTGAACGGTTATGGTGTTGATGCTGCTACGGGCGGGGCGAAGGTCGGTTCTGAGATTATTAATTCAGCTTTCGGTACGATTGCTGAGAATATGAAAACCGACATGGAGCGACTCAATTTGGAGTTCCAGCGTCGTCAGGAAGCGTTACAGAATGATTATGCAACACGTTTGCAAAACATTCAGAATGAACGCGAGTACAACAAAACCGCTGGTGAGCTGCGCAAAACAGAGCTGAGTAAACTTGTTGAGTTGGCTAGCATTAACAAACAAATTCAGGAAGCCACCTCGAAAGAAACCGTGAACGCCCTAAAGCACCTGGCTGATGTGACGGAGCAGCAGCGCAATTCTGAGCTGCGTTTGCATAAGGATACGATCCGTGATTTGCGTTTGGCGCTTCGTCAGTCTGGTGCTGAGGCTGAGCATGCGGCTGCGGAGTCGGAGCGTGTGGGCAATAAGCGTGCCACGGTCACCGTGAATTTGCCTTCGGATAAAACCGCCTACAGCGCCGATGAGGTCAAGGCACTTTTGGAGCAGATCAGTAAATCGCAGGCGGATTTGGATTTGCGGGTGCGCGAGATTGAGGAAGAAAAGAAGCCGAATGCTTGGGACTTCCAGCGGTCTTTGCGCAAGGCGGACTGATTGTGATTTAGCCCACGTCCTGGTTTGCCATGTAGCGCCCTAATGGGGCATGGCTGGGGTGATTGTTCATTCTCAATAATTGCCCCGGCTATCGCCCCGCTAGGTGCCTTAAACAGCGTTTCCCCTGGTGGGCAATGCCGCTACTATTCGGGCATAAGAAAACACCCCCTGATATTTGGGGGTGTTTTTTACGATGCGAGAAGAGGGGAGAGAACGCTTTTACTTATCTTCCTTCAGAGCCTCCTTAATCCGCTCAATCAGGGTGGCTTCTTTGATGTAGAAGCGGGCACGGTCGTTGATTTTCACATGCACCTCACCATCGGCATCAATCCAGGCTTTCATTGCTTTCAAAGATTTGCCTGTGTTGTTGCTCACCTTTTTGCCATCAAGTTCCGCGTAGCAGATGTTGCCTGTACCATAGTAGCCTAGTTCAACCCCCACGGCTTCCAGCCAGTTGTTGAGGTAGATGCGGGTTTCCCCAGTGGTGGGGTGCACCCATTCTTTTCCGGTGATGCCGTTGGGGTAGGTTGTGACGTTGGTCATGGTGTCCTCCTTGGACTTCAGGCCCCAACACTCTTTGGTTGGGCTTTTTGTTTCAACCTGATGCTTTTAATTATACACGCCCTGACCCACGTGTCAAACCATACTGCTGTGATGCTGAACACGTTTTGTTGTAGCATGCTATAATGGTTTAGTTTTGACCCCTAACATTTGGAGGTAGCATGCTATCAGCATCTCTTGGTTCCTTAGGTTTTATTAAGCCTGATCTTGAGCACATGAAAAACAATCCAGATAACAGCAACTGGGCGTACCGTGACTATACCCTGGTTGAGGATGCCATCCAGGGCATGGTTGGTGAGTTTGAGGACACTGTGCAAAACCCTGTGAATGGTGTGGGGCAGGTGTATAAAGGGCACCGCATTAAGCCGTTCACCGGGGAATTCACCCTATCAATCACCCCCGGCCCCGCCAAAACCGGGGAAGCAAGTTTGCGTAACTCTTTCTTAAGGTTGTATAACGAGGTGCAGCCAGGCAAGACTTTCATTTTCAACGTGCATAACGCACCATTCACCTCCTACGGGCAAGGCCAAGACAAGTTCTACAATGCAACCTACAGCGCGCGTTTGCGTACCACCCGTTCACTAGCGTGGCCGAACCCCGACCCGCAAGATTTTGACCAGGATAACATCAAGGTTATTGTGCCCGTGATCTGCGATGACGGTTTTTGGTTCCAGACCAAAAGCGTCTACCCCGAATTGCAAAATGGGGTGCAGGTGGCAAGTTTGCAGCGCAAGTCAAACATTCCTTCCGGTTTTAAGGTTACTCTCAGGTTTAAACGGAATGAGACCACCACCATTAAGGGTGTGTGGCGGGGCACAGGCCTGGACTTTCTTAACCTAAACTTAGAAGCGGGCGACTTCGAGGGGCTTGCTTACATCAATTTTGATCTTGGCGAGGCCCCCGTGGTCCGTCGCGTCAACAATAGTAAGGTGGTTAAATCCCTCACTGACCAGCTGAAACCACAGGATTATGCACATTTGCAGTCCCCTGCCGGTGATGTGGTGCGTTTCACAAGCAATTTCGATTATAGGATTGATTATGAGGAACGCCACCTAGTGCCGTGGGGCGGGGACGAAAGCTAAGAAAATGCCGGGCATACTTGACACGATGAACACCACGGGGGCGTGGAAAAAATGGTTTGACCTGCGCGCCAACGTGATTAAGCAACGCGGCGTGTATGTTTGCCTATGCAACGGCAGCGGCCAGCCCATGATCGAGCTGGATAATTATAGTGATCTTTCCTATAATTTTCAGCACAACCAGCCCGGTACCGCTAGCGTGCGTGTTGGGCTTGATGTGGAGTATTCGCTAGCCGGAGTGTTCGCGCCCCCGCCAGGTGCCGAGCATGATATCCAAATTTTGGGTGCGCTAATGCACGATGATTTAAAGATGCTGCTTATTGATGCGGGGGACGTGCGCTGGTTCGGCAAGATCAAAATGGCGAAGTTCACCACCCGAAACGGCCGGTTTGATTCGATCACGATTGAGGCCCTGGAATACTTGGATGTGCTGGGTGAAATGCCCGCAGTTTCAGACCGTAAAGCCTGGTCAGAAACGAAGAATGAAAAGATTAAAGACAACATTCACACACTGAAATCCCCCCGTGAGTACACTCTGAAACTTTTCAGGGCGGGCAACCAGGTTGATGGGTTCACCGTGATAGGTAAGGCTGATGAGACTATTGCTAAGCTGATCCAGGAAAATGCTTCTCTCATCTACCGGACCGAGGGGTACAGCGGGCCGCCGTTCCTTTGCCGTAGGGTGGAAACCGGGTTGGACTCACCCGAGATCACCATCACCCTGGCGGAGGATACAATGGCTAACACTATCAAAGACGCCCTGGAGTTTGCTAACATTAACTTGTTTCTAAGGGTAGCGTACCCGTGTGAAACACTGGATGCTAGCGTGTGGGGCAGGACACAGGTGGGAACAGTTTTCCCAGTGCCATACATTTTTGTTGCACAAGGGGAGGATGTTGAAAATGCCTAAGGTTAATAAAATTGTTACACCTAATAGTATGGAGTTTGTTGTCACCTACCCCACGGCTACACGCCTGTATGGGGCATGGTCGGTAACCTACCCCGATGGAGCATCGTTGTCGGAGGACCAGCGGAAACGTTCCGTCTATGTGTATGCGCTTAAGAATGATTTGGGTAACGGCTTGTTTATTCAGGCTTTTCTTAAGTCGGATATTAGTATTAATATTCCGGCCGGGGTGACGGATATTGCGCAGGTGATTGATGGGGCGGAGAAGGCTAATGGGATGACCACTACTTTCACCCGGGATATTGAGGGCCTGGAGGTTGGCAACACAAACCCTGGCGTTGATGTTATCCCTGGTGATGTGGTTGATGTGATGGTGGGGCCTGGAATGTTTCGTGAGGCAAAAGTGTCCGGGGTAGAGTTCGTAGCAACCCCCACCGGCGTGGTGCGGAAAATCAAAATTTCTAAGGACATTCTTAACCGCAACGAAAAGCTGCTGAAACACCAATCCGACACGTGGCTACGCATCGTTGATGAGCGGAAACGCGCGGGGGCCAACCTAACCGCCCTGGAAGCGTACATGAAATCAAAATTTGGGGCTGACCTGGTGTACGATTTTGAATTCAAGCACCCCAATATGGGGTCAACGGATACGAAATATGAGGTGGTTATCGACCCCAACGGCAAAATTGATGACCAGCCGACACTCACTGTGGATTGCAAAGCTAAGAAAAAACACCCATGGGGCAGGATGATAGCGGTGCTACAGGATGCCGACACGGGGGAAACCTACACCGACCGGGGGCTTTCGCTACGGTCAGACGAGTTTTGGACATGCTTCGCCACCGGGTGGACTGGCGACCCCCACAACATTAAGAATGGTAGGTGTTACCTATTTTTCAAGGCAACGGATGACTAATTAAGGGGTGATGTGATTGTCAACAATTATTGACTATTCAGCTGGCGTGCCGAACGCTGCTGATGTTAAAAACGCTGGCCATGTGGGTGCTGTGCGGTATGTGTCCCAACCACGGGAAGCGTGGATGCGGGGCAAGCCGATTGGCAAAAACGAGCTTGACGACTTCTACCGTAACGGCTTGTCAATAGCTTTCGTGTATCAGTACGGGAAGGAACACGACTCGGATATCAAGCGTGGCTACGCTGGTGGGGTATCGGATGCTACCGCGGTTTTGCAGCATTTGCAAAGCCTAGGCAGGGGTGACGCGGCTTGCTTCTTTGCTGTGGATTATAATATTTCTCTCAGCGAGTGGAACAGTTTCGGTGTTGAATACTTCCGTGGGGTGAACGATATTCTGGGTGTTGCACGCACCGGAATATATGGGCATTCCCGTGTAATATCGTGGGCTGTTGAGGACGGTGTCATTGCCGATTGTGGCGAGGGTCACTTTTTGTCGTGGCAGACCGCGGCATGGAGCGGGGGTGAGCTAGCCCCAGAAGCCGTCCTGTTCCAAAAAATCGGGACCGTAACAGTGGGTGGTGTGCAATGTGATGTTAACGAAATCCTATGGCACGAGTGGGGGCAAACCAACGCTACGGGAACCCCGCACACGCAACTGACGCAACCCATGACCGAAGAAATGCCAGACACCGAGGAAGACACCAGTACTGATATTATGCCGATACAACCAAACCCCAACCACTACGGTGACCCCTTGTTCATGCCCGAAGTTTTACGCGCTTTCGGCGTTGACGTGCAAGAACTCGATGGTTGGCGAGAGTGGGGCATGGGTGACTTCACGAAGATTTGGGGTGTGGCGGTGCACCACACGGGTGCTAATAACACGTCGGCGGAATATATTGCACGGAACCCCGGCTTGGAAAACGGCTTGTCTTCTCAGATTCATTTAAGCCGCACACCCCCCTACACTGCCACGATTTGCGGGGCTGGCGTGGCCTGGCATTTGGGTCGGGGATCATACCCTGGGTTGCCGACCGATAACGCGAACCCATATATGATTGGTATTGAACCCCAGTCGGATGGGGTTTCACCGTGGCCAGATAACATGTTGGATACTTACCATCGTATTGTGGCCGCGTTGTTGTGGTATTTGGGTTTGGATTCCAGCCGGTGCATAGCACATTGGGAGTACTCATATTATGCGCAGGGCAAGTGGGACCCCGGCGCGGGTGATGGTGTCCCTGGCCACATGATGGACATGGACGAGTTCCGTGCAAATGTTCAGAAATATATTGACAACCCACCTTTTGGGAAAGGGGAGCTTATGGGTGTTTTAGACGCACGCTTTAAATCGCGGGTGCCTGGTAGTGATTGGGAAGGAACCTTGCGTGACTTCATTATTAACACCAATGCGCACGCTTACATGGGCATGGATGCAGCCCAGCGTAATGGGGATAAGCTGGATAAGCTTATCGAACTCACAGAAAAGCAGAATGATCTTCTGCAAAATATTGTCAACCGGATTCGGTAAGGAAGGGGAAAGCGTATGGCTTTCAATAATCAAACCGCAGACGTGCTCAACCAAGCTTTGCGAAGCATTGCTGCTAAGCAGTCTCTCAGCAAGCGCAAGGCCAACACCGTGACCGCGGCTTTCGGTAGCGCACTGCTGATTGTGGCGGTGGTGCTGACCGGTGTGTTTGCGCACCACACTAACCTGCCTGCTTACACTGAGCAGATCGTCCCGATCATTCTTAGTGTTCTCACAGTGTTGGGTGTGTCTCGCACCCCTAACGGTGTCACTGATAGTGTGGTGGACAAAATCAATAATGAGCTGTTCAACATCATCGACGACACCGAGGCGGGCAAGTCCCATAATCGGGTTGTCGCGCCCGCGGTGATTGAGGCCCCGGAAAAGTAGTATCTGAGCAGTAATGATTGCCCCAACCTATTTCTATTTTGGGTTGGGGCTTTTCATAATACCCGAAAGGTAGAACATATGATAGCCGAACTGACGGCGTTAAGCGCAGCCCTAGCCACCGCAGTCACCGCCCTAATAGCAGCATGGATGAAAGCTAAAACCGATAACCAGAACCTTAGAAAAAGCGAAATAGAACGCATGGACCAACGCATCACCAGCCTATCGGACCAAGTGAACATATTGGAGAAGCGCATTGATGAGGAACGCGACCGCAGGCACGCTATCGAGGATATAGCATCACGCTTGCATAGGGCTTTGGAGCGTGCTATAAGCGTGATAGATAGGCTGCTGAGTATACACAGGGAGCACCATATACCTGACGATGAGCTGATAAACGTACAGGTGAAACAGCTTCGACAGATCAACAGCACCCTAGACGACGACCAATAACATCACAGTGACATTATTGGCGCATATAAAAACACCCCCGGCTTTTAACACCGGGGGCTATTTTTCATGCCTCACTTATAGAAAAACTCAGCTTCCATTTTAAACCGCCTAAATGCCGCATTTTGGGGGTGGTTGATGGTGCCGTCCAAAACCAAATCAACAAACCGCATGCCCGTTTCAATCAGCTGCTTGACGATCTTGTCGTCACGGGGAACGGTCATGGTGGTGATCCTACCGGGGTGGAAACCATCGAACGATTCCAGGCGTTCTTCCACCACGAACAGGCACTTTTCCGCATCGGTGATAAGCATTTCCCATTGGCACTGACGCATGTAATTCTTCGGCATGTGCCCCACGTCATCGAAGAAACGCTTTGTACCAGCGGTTTTAATCTGCACTGTGGCATTCTTGTCGGGGATGAGCCCGTCGGGGGTTGCGGCAAACAGCGGGTGGGTTGTGGACACTAAAAGGTTTGTGTTATGCTCAACCGGAATCCACGCCCCCAATAGTTTCCCAATGATAACCGGTTCCCTAATGTTGCCCCACTCTGTGTACTCGTTCCCCCGGAAGGGGGGTGTGTCGCCCCATTTTTCCTCACCAAGGTTCACCATGGCCTTGACGGCTTTGGGGCCGAGCTTGCCTATTTCACTGGCGGTCAAGTACGATTTTCTTAGCTTTAACCAGCCCACCCGGCTTTCGTGACTCAATAACGAATACTTCACAATCCCTCCCTAAACCGTCTTTGAAAGGCTTTCCATAAACGCTGAACTGCTTGGCGTACCACCGCAGACTGTAGCCGTCCGACATGTGCAACATGTGAAACCTTTCAAGCTCCCTCGCTGCATACACCATGCTATTGAGAATCATTTTATTCTCTTCAACCGTCATGCGCTTAGGTTTTGTTAAGAGTTTCAGTAGCTCATTATCCACACCATGCACCCGTAGCACGTGTGCCCAACCATCACGGCTATAGAAACCGGAAAGCATGCGGGCGGCGTGGTGCCGTAAAACTTTATCGTACCAAACGATTTTATCGCGGGTTTGCATCATTCACCTTCGATTATCACGCAAATCATCGCAGCGGCAACGATCATTCCGCAAACCAGCACAACAATCTCAGAGACGCTAATCATTTTCACCCTCCTTAAAAACACCTAAGGAAACAAGCTTGGCCAGCTCATTCCAATAATCCCCACCCAACACCGCGGTGAGAAAAGGATCGTATCGGTCCGAGCCTAAAATGCGGTAATCATTATCACTGCTGGTGATGGCCTCGTACAACTTCACGCTCGATAATCTCCCCATGTCAGATAGGATGATGTGCACAAATAGGGGTCCAAACTTTTCCTGGGGATTCAAGCGAAGCCGATATGCCCTTTCGCTGACCTTCTCCCACCCGGAGCCTTCGCAAGAATCCAATGTGACCCCCGCAAACTGTAAGCATTTTGCACCCAACAGCGCCATGGAGGCAGCAACACCATCAGAGTCGCCCTCCAGATCGACAAGCTCAGCTGGGGGTAAGCCTTCATTCTGAAAATAATACACCAACCTGCGCCGATTAGCAAGATACTCCACACCAAAATGGCAGCGCATGTGATACGAATTATCATCATGCTTCACGGTCACCGTGTAGGCCGCATCGAGCTTAGCGCCGTGCGGAACTTTACCGCCGATGAAACACACATCGCCGCATGGCGCGGGGACACCATGAATGCCCAAAAGCCCCCGGTCCGGGAAATTAACTGTGACGATCGTCACGATTCTTACCTCCTGAAAAATGTTTCCCCCGTATAGTGTTGCCTGCCCTGGCCCCAAACCCCACCCCCGAACGGGGGCTAATCGTTAAACTTCTTCCCCTTCCTCGGCTTTGTCTTCAGCACGCCAATCCGCAATCTGCTTCTCCCAACCCTCAACAAACGGATCGAACATTTGTTCACGCCAACCTGGGAAAATCTTATCCAACAAAACCACATGACTGCCATGGCGGGCGGTATCCAACCGCACATCATGCACCCGGCTATCACCCGGCGCAAACTGGTCACCAAAGAGAAAGAACCGCGCTTCGCCAGTTCCTGTGTCATAGCTCATATCCACCCACACCGTCGACCCGTCGGACCATTCCAACTCGTAGTAACCAGTCGCCAGCGCATCATAAACATTTTCATTATTCGCATAAAATGTTCGATTATATTCATGGATATCAACATCATCATTGATAGGCAAGCGCAGATTACGGATATCGCAAGCGTCAAGCATCTGTAAAAACTTACGGCGGTCACCACGTACAGCTTCACTCAACCCCACGTAAACCCCATCGCCAACAACCTCCGTGACCTCAAGATACGACTTCAGGGCATGTGTGGAAATGTATTTCGCATCATCACCAACGATAGGGTGGATTTGTTCCTCCACCAAATCATCGGGATCATCAAACCAATCTTCCGGTATCGGGAACCAGTCTTCAACATTCAGCATTTTATGCGCCTCCATCAATATTATTCTGCTTAATGTACTCTTCCAGCCGGTCACGCAAACGATCAACCATGAACCGCCACGATGTGACCAAAATCTCATCGAAATGATCCCCATGGGAATGGAACTCTTCGGACCACATCAGTCGGCTGGGCTTAAAATCCTCACCGATATGGGTATGGATACTACCCCACCGGTCAACCACAATATCCTGATCCCCCCACAGGCTGTGGAAAACCGCAACCAGCATCACATCATCGCCGTGCTGAACAAACTCCCAATCCAAATCAAAAATGTTGATCTTCGCAAAATGTGATTGGAGCAGGGGTTTCACCGCTTTCACCCAATCGGGATTGTGCAGGTCGCCGTCTTCAAGGCTTGTGTCGGCAATCATTTCCGCAACACCACGCAAATCATAATCCGAAGGCATGAACTGCCGTGGGTCACGGATCACATAATCAGCTAGGCGCTGCTCAATTTCTGGGATTGTAACCATAATGTTATCCTCACTTTTCCGGTTCAGGGGCAACCAGTGGCCACCCCCGTTCCGAAAATTATTTTTAGTAGTCCAGGTCACCATCAGGGTCGAGGGCTTCCAGCATCACTTTCGCATGCTCCGCCTCCGCATCGGTGTAATCCTCGGGGTACTCCAGAATGGCATTGTGAACCTGGGCTGCTGCGATTTTCAGGCATTCCTCAGCCTTCGGGAACAAGCGCAGCAAATCTTGCATTTCGGGATCATTAGGGGCCGTGGACACAAACCACTCGTAGTACACATAGGCGAAGCGTGGCCCCTCAATGCCGAGGGCGAAACGGCCGGTCAACTCATCGGGTTCATCGGTGTAGTCAAGCCCGGTCTCGAACGCCACATGGGCATTCAGGCCTCCACCAATTTCTTTATCGAACACTCCATAGCCGGAAACATCAACCGCGGGGGAATCCTCATACACAACCGAAAAGCTGTAGAAGTCTTCGCCCTCAAAAACTTTACGGATCAAGCTTTCGATAGTGGCGGGTGCCTGATTTTGGTACTGTGCTTGCATGGTGGTCCTCCTTGAACCTTAGGGCACCAACCCTTTTGGTTGGCCTTTTCTGCTTTACCCTATGCCCCTATTATACAGTGTGGCTTGCCCCGGCGCCAAACCCCCACGCCGTGTTTTACATCACATTACGTCGTTTTCGAGTAGTTCTGTGAGCTCCCCTTTTTTGGCCAGGTAGGCCCGGCGGTAGTGTGCGCGGGCTTTTTCCCCGAGGGTTTGTTTTTCCCAGCGTGCGTCCACCTGCCAAAGGTTCAGGGTTTCGCACACGTATTCGATGCGGGCATTGCGGGCGGATTGGCGAATAAACTTGAGCTGTGACCGGGGGTTCCAGTCCAAACCATCGAACAGCCATTCGATCGTGTCCATGTCGCGCTGGTCATTCAGCAGAATTGATCCTAGCACAACAATTTCGCTGGGGTTTTCCTCCCGTAGTGTGGCTTCAATCACAACCGGGTGATTGTTAGCATCGGTGGAGCCCCATGGGAAGTCATATAGCACATTCACCAAAAGGGACAGTTTGCCCTGGGTGACGAAAACGCCACCTTCCCAACGGTCCACGCCACGGAGTCCACGCCACCATGCTTCGGTGACTTCTGGGGCGACGGTTTGCCCACATGTGAGCATAAAGCCTTTGATTACTTCAAGAGCGTCTTGGCTGTTTTCCACCACAATATCGAAAATGTCACTCATTATTTGTGCCCCTCCTAGGCACTTCCCGGCCCCCACCTCTTTGGCGGGGCTTCCCTTTGAACCGGGCACCCTTCATTATACACACCAGCCCCCACGTGTCAAACCCACACCCGTGTGAAACCCGCCACACCCCTAGCGGCCCCACAGAAGCCCTTTCGCACCCACATGCGCACAAACACCCCAACGCGATACAAACCCCCGCCAAACACGACGCTAGCCCCCGCAAACGCGAAAACAGCAGGAAACAAACCAACCCCAAAACACGCGGGGCAACACGCAACAAAACAATGTGACGTAGATCACACAAAAAACTTTCAAAAAACATGTAACAAAAACTTGACAAAACACGACAAACATAGTATAGTCGAAAACAAAAGACCGCATACGACTACAAAGATGCAGGTCACCATATAATTTCACTCCCTGCGCACGTGGAGCAACACGTGTGACACGCCTCACTAGCGTGGTCGTCCCCGGTCAGAGCGGGATTAATTTTCCGACCCTACAGGCGTGCGCGGTCAAGGCGAGCCCGGCGCGCAACTCACACAGAAGTGATTCCTACCACAGACGACTAAAAAGCAGATGATAGGCGACCTGGGGGACATGCCCGGCCTCGATGTGAAATGGATAACAACCATACGACATGCTACGATTGAAACCTGAAAACGATTCCCATTCTGACGGAAAGACTTTTCCTTGATTTTTGTTAGCTCTACCACTAAGGGCTAACTCTATCCACCATCAACTCAAACCGCTTCATCTGGAAAGCCACACCCGCCTAGCGGAACAATTCAAGCAATCGCAAGCGAAGCGAAGAAACACACAATGAGCAGGGCAAACCGCAAGATTCACGGGTGGAGAGAGTTTGAAGCAGAGAGAAGAAGATCGAAGAATCGAGAATCAGCATTGATGCTAGCATGATTGATGATTATCATTCCTGCTCTCCTCGCCTTTGCTTCTCTTCTGCTTTCGCTTGCTCCATCATTCTTGCTATCCCCCTCATTGACTCCTTATCATCATTGCTTTTGCTTTTAGGTAGAAAACCAACATTTTTGCGTGTTCAGCAGTTTTGCTGCAAACTTCAGTTCGCGCGTGCTTCAAAACCGCTAGCATCCGGGTTGAGGCCACCCAGGGAGCAAACCTGAGAAAACACGAATTAAATAAACAAAAACCACGAAAACGCGCAAAAACCCCTCCCCCCCACCATCTGTGTCTAACACCACACCCCCGAATAGTTGACACCACCCCAACCATGTGCTAGCCCAGCACAAAGGGCATTTTATACAAACATGCGCATACTATGCACCCACCCATAGCCAAACCCAAACAAACACCCATGTGACCACAAACACAGTCGGTCGGCTTGACACCCCTCACCATCCCCAGCTACAATAAAAGCATAAAACAAAACAGCAGGGGACCAGGGGGAACGGGGACCAAAG